CTTCAAGGTTGTATGCGATAGTACAAATAACACAGGTGAGGTTATTGATCGAAACGAGTTTATTGGAGACATCTACATTAAACCTGCCAGATCAATTAATTTCATTACACTAAACTTTATAGCGGTGCGAACTGGTGTATCGTTTAGTGAGGTAGGAGGTTAATCATGGCTGCTATAGACGACTTTAAAGCTAATCTAATCGGTGGTGGTGCTCGTGCCAATCAATACAGAGTAACGATTACTCCCCCGCCCGGAATTGCAATAGGACTTGATGTTCGTAGAACTTCTTTTCTGGTAACAGCCTCTAATCTGCCAGAACAGACTTTAGCAGAAATTGCTATACCGTTTCGTGGTAGACAAATATATATTGCTGGAGATAGAACTTTTGAGACAGCTTGGACTACAACTTTCATGAACGATACGGACTTTATGATTCGTAACTCTATGGAACGGTGGTCTAACGGTATTAATGATCTTGCAGAGGGAACAGGTGTTATTGCTCCTGCTGATTATCAGACAGATTTAACTGTAGAACAGTTAGATCGTGATGATACAGTTCTAAAAAGTTATATATTCAGAAGTGCTTGGCCATCAACAATTTCAGCGGTTGATTTGACCAATGAAGCTGCTGACGCAATAGAAACTTTTGACGTAACGTGGAGATACCAACATTTTGAGGCTTCTGGCGTAAACTTTTAATTTGAACCTACTAAATAGTATAACACAGTAGGAGTATATGATGGCAGAACTTTTTGGGTTCACAATACAAAGAGCAATTAAGGATAAGGGTGGGGAAAGAACATTTTCCACCCCAACTCCTGATGACGGCACCATTGATGTAGCTGGTGGCGGTTTCTTTGGACAAATTCTAGACACAGATGGTAGAGAACGATCCGATATAGATTTAATTCGGCGATATCGTGATATTGCTCAGCAATCTGAGTGTGATACCGCTATTGAAGATATTGTAAATGAGGGGATTGTTTCTAATCAAAATGATCAATCAGTAGAAATTTCTTTAGATCGTTTACGTTATCCCGATAAAATTAAAAGAAAAATCCGTGCAGAATTTGATGAAGTTTTACGACTTCTACATTTTGAACAAAGAGGACATGATGTTTTTCGTCGGTGGTATGTTGATGGACGAGTATTTTATCATAAGATTATTGATACTAAAAATCCAAGAAAAGGAATTACAGAACTAAGATATATTGATTCAACCAAAATTAGAAAAGTCAGAGAACTCAATAAAGATATTGATCCCAAAACTGGCGTTGAAATGGTTGACAAGATTAATGAATATTTTGTATACAATGAAAAGGGATTAAATCCTCTTACTATGGGCGCAGCTGGTCTAGGAGTAAAGATATCAGTAGATTCTATTGCTTTTATTCCTTCTGGTTTGATAGACGGTAATAGTGGACGAGTTCTTTCTTATCTGCACAAAGCAATTAAACCTGTAAATCAATTGAGAATGATTGAAGATGCGTTGGTCATTTATCGTATTTCAAGAGCACCAGAACGTAGGATTTTCTATATTGATGTTGGTAATTTACCCAAGATAAAAGCAGAACAATATCTCAAAGATGTAATGAATCGTTATCGCAATAAGTTGGTGTACGATGCAACAACTGGTGAGATACGAGATGATAGAAATCACATGAGTATGTTGGAAGATTTCTGGCTCCCACGCCGTGAGGGTGGTCGGGGTACAGAAATTACAACATTGCCAGGTGGTTCTAATTTAGGAGAAATTGATGACATCACTTACTTCCAGCGCAAACTATACCGTTCACTTAACGTGCCAATATCACGATTGGAATCCGAAAGTGGATTCAGTCTGGGTCGAAGCACAGAAATTACCAGAGATGAACTCAAATTCACTAAGTTCGTACAGCGAATACGAAAGAAGTTCTCTCCCCTATTCACCGACATCCTTAAAACTCAGTTACTACTTAAAGGAGTAATTGCACCTGAAGATTGGCCTGAAATACAAGAACATATTCAATATGATTTTCTCGCAGATGGTCATTTTGCAGAACTGAAAGATGCAGAACTTTTGGAAAATAGACTTAATCAATTGCAGACAGTTGAAGCTTATATTGGAACATTCTTCAGTAAGGAATATGTATTGAAGAAAGTATTGCGTATGAATGATTCAGAGATTCAAGAAATGCGTGACCAGATCAAGAAAGAGGCTGATACTGACCCGATGGATGGTGGAGTTGTTATACCCCCAGGCGGTGATGGTGTTCAAAGATATCCTTCCGATGCAGAAGGTAATCCTGTTGATCCAGAGATGGATGCCACTGATCGTGTAAATAAAGAATTGGGTGTAGATAAGAATCAAGGTAATGGTAATGGTAAATTACCATTTCAAGATAAAGATGATGAAGATGAACTTGACGATGATAAAGAATTTCATGTGAGGAAAGGAAAGAAAAAATGAGTAGAGAATTTGTAGATTCGATTTCAGTAGGAAATAACGTGGGTGCTGAAAAGGCGTTCAAAGATTCTATTGCCAATAAAGTTGGTGATGCATTGGAAGTAAGAAGAAAAGAAATATCTAAAACTTTTGTAGCTGGTGCTACGGGACATGCTGTACCTGTAACTACAGACCAAGAAGTTGAGGAAAACGAGGAGTAAAAATGTCTTTCAAGTTTATGTTAATAATTATATTACTATTTATTGCTGTTGGTTTTGGTGCTCATTGGGCAATTAACTCACCCTACACCAAAGCTGATCAACCAATGGATGAATTAGGTGTGTTAGAAGAAGAACTTAAAAAAGAAGAAGAATAATGAGTCAGACTTTTGAAAGTGTATATAAATCTGTAGTAGAAAAAGATGAACATAAAAAATCTCGGCAGTATAAGAAATTGTCTCCGAAGATGAGGGGTGCTGTTGATCAAATTTTTAGAATTATGGATTCTAAACCTTCAGATTTCCTAAATACTTTTGAGAAAACTATGCGTGAAGTCGCAAAAAAGTTTAAAGTTCCTGAGAAAGAACTTATGAATTATTTTGAGAAAGAAATGTTATCAATATAGGAGCAAGTAATGGCAGTCGTATTACATGAAATTACAGATTCAGATTTTGAATATTATTTGAAATTAACTACTACAGGTACGAACAGCGCTGCTAGTATTTTAGATGTGTCTGCAGCGGAAGGTGCTGCAACAGACCCTAGAGTTTCAATTGTTTCTTGTTGGTGGTCTGTATCATCCCAAACGGATATTTTATGGGATGCAACATCAAATATCGTTGCTCTTTCTTTAAGTGGTAATGGTTCTTATAATGCTGGTGGACAGGCTATGCCTGCGATTCCAAACAACGCTGGAACAGGTGTAACAGGTGATGTTCTTATTACAAATGGTTCAGCATCAGTTGGAACTATTATAATCAAATTCAAAAAAGTATCTGGTTGGGATAATATCACATGAATACCGTAAAATTATTTACAGAAGCTGTAGAAGAAGTACAATACATCACTGAAGCAAAAGAAGGTGGTGGTAAAAACTATAAAATTAAGGGTATTTTCCTTCAAGCAGACATTAAAAATCGTAATGGTCGTGTATATCCTATGGAAGTTCTTGAAAAAGAAGTTTCCAGATATAATAAAAAATTCATCAATGAAAATCGTGCTTATGGAGAGTTGGGTCATCCCGAAGGACCAACTGTTAACCTAGAGCGTGTATCTCATATGGTTACAGAGTTGTATCCAGATGGTAAGAATTTCATTGGTGAAGCGAAGATTATGGAAACTCCGATGGGTAAGATTGTAAAAAATATTATGAATGAGGGTGGTAAATTGGGTGTTTCTTCTAGAGGCATGGGAAGCTTGAATCAAAAAAATGGTGCAAATTATGTAAGAGATGATTTTTATCTTGCAACTGCTGCCGATATTGTGGCAGAGCCTTCCGCACCAAATGCTTTTGTAGAAGGTATTATGGAAGGAAAAGAGTGGGTCTGGAACAATGGAGCTTTAATTGAGTCAGAACTTGTTGAATTAAAGCGGAAATTTGACGTTAAAAAGCGTAAAAGAGATGCAAAAGTGGAAGCTTTGGAGTTTGCCAAGTTCCTCAAAAAGTTATAATTTATAAATATAATAATAACAGAAGGAGACACATCCTATGTCCGAATTAGATAAAACAATTGAAGAACTCGAAGCGGAAGTTCTTGCTGAACTTGAAGAAGCTTCTGAGAAACCTTTAGGAAAAGCAAAAGACCTTGGATTAGGTTCTGATAATGCTGGAGATAGTGTCTCCAACGCTAAAGACCC